TATTTTCTATATACATAGTATATATAAAATATGTCAGTATTTAATAACATTGAATATCAAAAAGAATATTATAAAAATAATAAGAATAAACTTCTTGAAAAATTAAAAAACAAATCTAAATGTGATTTATGCGGTGGATCATATAGTTATGTTGGTCGTAATCGTCATAATTTAACTAACAAACATATTAGATCATTAAATAAAAATGAAAATATATCATTAGATGATGATTTAATGAATAAAGTTAAACAATTTATTATTGATGAATTAAATAAAAAAAATTAATTTAAACTACATCTTCATTTTTTAAATCTGCCCACGCCTGTTTTAGTGAAACACCTGTTTTATGTTTATATTTCATAACATCACTTGCCTTTACATTATTACCTTTTTTTTTAGGTCGTGGTATTTTAGTAGATAATAATTTTAATTTTGATTTCATAACTTTAGGTAATTCACTAATTTCTCGTTTAGTTAATGGTAATTCAGTAGATAATAATTTTAAATCATCTGATTTCATAACTTTAGGTAATTTGTACGGTCTTCCTTTTCTCTTTCCTGTTTTTTGTCTAACTTTCTTTTCAAAATTCATTTCTTCTTTAACCTTCTTCCACGCTTCAGCAAGTGATACTTTATTTTCTTTTCTATATTTATGAACTGCTCTTAATAGTTCAGGGTCTGCTCCTTCTCCTTCCATTGATTCAACTGATTTACTTCTTTTTCTAATTCTAGATCGGGGTATATCGTGTGGTGGTGATCTATCATTAAGTGAATATTTATAAGGTTGAATTCTTACATCAGGTTCATATCTAGGGTCATCTTCTGCTAACATTTTTCTACCCCCCCTTTTTTTTCCTAAACCTATATGTTTTAGTCCTTGTGATGCTAAACCATATAAACTATTATCTCCTAATAATCCTTCATATGGTTTCAATGCGGGGACGCTCTCAAAAATTGGTTTTCCGATAGTGCCTAATACTGAACCTACTGTGCCTAACATATCACTCAAAAAACCTTTACCTTTTTTTTTAGGTCGTCCTGTTCCTCTTCCGTTACCAGATGCTATATTTTGTAAATCCATTACAGGTTTTTGTCTTACTTTTTTTTCATCATCACTTGGATATTGTAATCCAGAATAACCGCCTACAAAATCATCTTTAATATAGGGAAACCCAGATCCCCAGAACTGTTTGTATCCAGTATTATAAAATGTATTAAATTTTTCAGGATATGGTGGAAATGACATTATTATATATATATATATATGTATATATAATAATTTTTTTATAATTGTAAAATAGGAATATTTATTTTATTGATAAAATCTAATGTTTTTTCATTTATTTTTAACATAAAATATTCACTTATTGGTTCAATAATGTTTGTGATACTTTCTGCATCTCTCATATCTATAATGCTTTTTATATCTTCAAATATTTGATTAGGAATATTAATCTCAAATATATTTTGTAATCTATTAATAATATTATTTATATGTGCGTGTATATAATTTAGATTAGAATTTACACTATAACCATATTCTAACATATCAACTAATACATTTAAATCAGTATTACAACTATTCAACATATTAATGTTACCATCTAAAAATTCACTTACAACTTTCATAAACTTCCAATTTTTATTTTGTCTTTCATATGAATAATATCGTTTTAGATATTTTAATAAATTTTGTGGTTTTAAATAATAATATTGTAATCCATTTAATCCAATTTGATATTGTTGTTCTTTTTTAGGTGTTTCAGGTTGTGAAAAAAATACATTTGTAATTTCTGTAAATCGTCCTTTACTTTCACAAAAAAAATACATATCAATTTTGTTTAATTCGCTTGTATTAACTGCATCTTTTAATTTAATAATATTTAGACCATTATCAGTTTTATATAATTTACTTATTTCGTCGGGCGTCCATCTTATTGTAATAGCATTATGTAATTCTTTATATAATTTTAACCATTTAGGAAGTAAATCTTTATCATTTAATTGTGGTATTTCTGTAAATTCTAATTCTTTATATTTATTACTAAATAATTGAAATAGATTAGGTTCATATCCTTTTATTTCATTGTTTTTAATAATACCTATATGGTTATCTAATGGTTGAAATACTTGTTTGTTACCACTTTTAATATCACCTAAAAAATATTTTTTTTTATAATCATCTCTTGATGTAATTTTATCAACGACTGATTTCATTATATTAGGTATTTGATTAATGTCTTCAACTTCTTCTCTTAAGTCAATATCACCAGCATAAATTAGATTAGAAAATAATGAAGATCCAAAATGTGATACTTTTGCTTGTCTATAACTAATTAAATTAACCGCTTCAATTACATCATCACTATATTGTATATCATAAACTTTTTGTTTTTTTAATTGTTTAATATCTTCTTGATTAACGACAATATTTTTCATATATAATTATACTATATAAAAAAATAATATATAAATAATATAAAATTTAAAAATAATTTTCTAAATGTAATATATATTTATGTGTGATTTAATAGAAAAACTGTTTATGGATATTAAACCTGATAAAATTAATATTCAACTTGATGAAGATGAGGTATTTAAACATTATGATAAAGATAAAGATGATCTTTTAATTATGATAGGAAAACTAAAAGCAGAAAATTATAGTTTGATGCAACGATTAGTAGGTCTTGATATATGGTTGAAAGAAATATTAGGCGAATATTATAATGAAAAAATTAAGAATGATAAAGATGTTGAAAAATTAGAATAATTTATTTTATATAATTTTTTTATATTATAATAATATATATAATATAAAAATGACAGATGTTATATCTAATAATAATGTTATGAAGGTGAAAAAATGTTTAGAATGTGGTTCAGAGCATAAAATAAACTATATATATACTCATTATAAATCAAAACGACATGCTCGAAATAAAAATAAAAATAATGTATCTAATTTAGTAAATGATACGAGTTTAGACGGTCAATACAAACATATGTTAAATAATATTGATAATATTATTGATGTATGTAACCATTTGAAATCTTATATTAATGATAACAATAATAAAATAAATTCTAATATTTAATTTCTTTATATAATATATATATGTATAAATCAGGACTTTATCAATTAGGAGCAGGTATAAATCAAATAGGTGGAGGTAATAATTATAATCTTTTAGGTTATCCAGTAGGATATTACACAAATACAGGATTAACTAATATGAATGAGACAGTAAGCAGACCAATATTAGCAGTAAATGAAATTTTAAGCGGTGGAGCACCCCTTCCTATGTATAGTATAGGATCAGGTAATGAACCATTTATTTTAGATGATATAAAAGGAGGACGAAATAGAGACATTGATCCAAGTATTATTAAAAGATATGAAAAAAAAAATTTAAGAAATAAAATAAATGCTATTAAATATCCTACATTATTTAATAAAGATAAAACATCAAGTATGACAAGAGGAACTTTAAGAGGTGGAGATAAAGCACATTTAAGAAAAATGAAATCATTGCTAAAAGATTTAGAAAAACATAGAGATAATAAAACCAGTATAGATACGATTATAAAAAAACACAGACCGATGTTAGAAGGTATGGGATATGATTGTAGTAATTGCGATATGACAGGAGCGGGGTTATTTGACTTTTTAAAAGGCATACCAATTATAGGTGATTTAGCGGGTGCTATACTTTAATATATTATTTTAATATATTATTTTAATCTATTTTTAAATTTTAATATATTTTTTTTATTATGTAATATATATATATATAATAAATGGAAGATAATTATACATTTTCGTTTGAAACTGGAAAGCGTTTAGCAGTTATAAAAAGTAAAAAGGGGGGTAATAATGGTAAAATTGTATATTTATATGATAAAAAGAAAAAATGTTGTAATAATTGTAATGGTGATAAATGTAAAAAGAAATGTTGCGATAATTGTTGTAAATCATATCATAATCAAAAAGAACAAGATAATATAACAACACATATAAAATTAAATGATGATGAATATTTTGAAGAACTACCTACAAACGAAACTAACCAAACAAATATTGTAATGGTATCCGCAAAGGCAGGAGCAGGAAAAAGTTATTATTTGAAACAATATATACAAAATTATAAAAAAATTTATCAAGATAATAAAGTATATTTATTGAGTGAAAGTAATACTGATAAATTACTTGATGATTTAGTAAAAAGAATACCATTAGATAAGTTTGTTGAAAGTGAATTAGAATGGTCTGACATTCCTGATAATTCTTTATTAGCGTTTGATGATATAGACTGTTTAGAAAATACGCGAGAAAACGGATTTTTAAAAAAGAAATTATATCATCTTATGAATTCAAGTATTCAAAATGCAAGAAAAAAACATATTAGTATAGTGCAGACGGTTCATTGTGCGACCGACGGACAAACAACGAAGGTTATGCTTCTTTCTTGTTCTTCATTCGTATTTTTTTTAAATTCTGTATCAGTTCAACATAAAAATGCACTTAATAAATATTTAGGTATATCAAAAGAAAATATAAAAAAAATTTTAAGTATGAAAGGTAGATGGGTCTGTATTTTTAATATGACGCCTATGGTCGTAATGGGTGAAAGAGAAATATATATTTTAGGTAACAATTAATTCTTTGGAAATGCGGAGATAATTTTTTTTTACTCTATATATAATAAATTTTTATCTCCGCATTTCTAAAAAAATAATATCATTATAATGTATATGAATAAAGCATTAAGCGGACAAGAAATTGTAAAAGCATTAGATGGAAAAGTAAAGGTATTAGCATATGACGAATTATTAAAATATGATACAATAGATGAGGCAATGTATCCTTATAACAAATTAGTTATACTTTATTTTTGGGATTTTTCAAATAACACAAAATCAGGACATTATATCGCAATAAGAAAAGATAAAATGAAAAATATAATATATGTATTTGATAGTTATGGACGATTTATAGATGATAATTTATTAGAAATAGACCCGTATAAAAGAAAGAAATATAAACAAGATT